TCGTATTTGCTTCGCTGACATTAACATAGCTTATCATTGGCATAAAGCCACTAAAGCTGTTTTCTATTTCATCTGACATTAGATTACTTTTTCTTTTTTCCTTTTGCAAAAGTAGAAACATTTCTAGGGGCCTGACCTTTAACTCCTTTCTGAGGAGTGCCAGACTTTCTTTTTCTCTGTACTGCACTTTTCCTTTGTGCTGGAGTCATTGCCCTAGCTTTTGCAGCAGGAACGCACTTTGCATATCCAGTACCATTAGCACCAGATGTTCCGCAGGGCTGAAACTTACCCTTTTTCTTTGGGGCACCAATGTTTACCCATTTTTGGTTAAACCATTTAGTTAAGCCAACACCCTTTGGACCAGCCATATTATTTCTTCTTCTTACCTTTAGTAGAAGATACAGTTCTCCAACCACCACCCATTGACTTATACTTTTTTACAGCCCATGCATTTGCATAGGCTGATGGGTATACGTCAAATTTTGCTTTTGCTTGAGACTTTGCAGATGACCACAAAGCTGGTTTAGTTGGTTTATTTACCTTGGCCATATTACTTCTTCTTTTTCTTAGCAGAAATCTTTCTAAGAGTTTTAGCTAGATTAGCTTGACGTACAGTTGTTGCACTGTATTTATCTGGATTCTTTGTTACAGCTGCTGCCATTCCAGCAACAGACTTACCTGCCTTCTTAGCCTTAGCAGTAAAAGCACCTGGTCTTTTAATTGCACCTTGGATCCATTTTTTGTCAGCTTTTTTCTTTGCTGCCATTATTACTTACCCTTTTTCTTCTTATTCATGATAGCCTTTTGAATGAAAGGGGGAAGCTTCTTTTGAGCTGCGGTCATGCCCTCACTCTTTTTGGCTGCGCCTTTTTTCATGGCAGCTTTTTTAGTAGCACCTTTTTTCATGCCACCCTTTTTCATATTATCACCATACATTGCCATATTTTTCTCCTTACCATTTTACTCTATTAGCCCAGTAGGCTGCGGACATTTTGCCCTTCTTAATATTAGCAGAGTGACGTGCTTTAAACGACTCTCTACGCTTTCTATATGAAGATGATTCACCAGCTTTTTTTGGTGAACCACTAACACCTTGTTGACCAAAACGAATTGTTTTAACCTTATTACCTTCTTTGGCAACAACTACGTGAGACTTCTTCGGATGATTAGGAGTACGTTTTGGCTTATTGAAGCCACTGACTCCGTGCTCTTGACAGTCTAGGATCTTTTTTTGCGGGCATTTTTCTTTCCTTTTTTCTTTGACATTTTTTTCATGTCAACAATCTCTATGCCGTGCATGTAATTATTAGTTCCCATCCTTGGTCCACTAATGTAAATACTTTTTTTAAAAGCCATTACTTTTTGTTCTTTCTTTTAGAAGCTACAGATATAGCAATAGCAATCGCTTGTTTACGGCTTTTAACTACAGGTCCGCCCTTACCAGAATGAAGAGCACCCTTGCCAAATTCATCCATTACCTTGGTTATTTTCTTTTGGCGAATCGTCTTTTTCTTTGGCATCTGGTTTCCTTTTGGGCTTTACGTTACCCTTTGTGATCTTACGAAACTTTGCTAACGACATACTTACATAGTAACTAATTACCATAAAAAACAAAAACTCCCCACATAAAGCGGGGAGCCTTTGTTACAAATGAGATTGATTATTATTTCTTAGGGGCAGGCTTTTTAGCGGGTGCCTTTTTAGAGGCAGAAGAACCTTTTGGTCTACCAGGAGACTTCTTTTTTGCCTTGGGAGCAACTGCTTCTGCAACTGCTTCTTTGACTGCTTCTTCTACTTTTTCAGCTGCTTCTATTTTGATCTCTTCAATCTTTTCGTCAGCTTTTTCTGCTAGCTTTTCCGCTTCATTTAAAATTTGATCTACTTGTTTGTCCAACTTTTTTTTAGCTGGAACAACCAGACCCTTAATTTTTTTGATCAATTTTTTAAACATTTAATCTACCTCTGTCTCATTTGTATCTAACTGAATTAATTCAAAACCTTTAGGAACTTTTAAACCTAACTCCCAAGCTTTTAATTCTTGTTCTATAGTTAGTAACCTTCTTTTTAGGTTTTCCATTTCCTTGTCAAGTCTTTCGTTTTCTATTTTACACGTTTCTAGCTGCTGGCGCAACATTTCTCGAAGGTTTTTTTCTTCGGCTGTAAGTATTTCTCTTTCAGCTGTAAGATTTTCTGTTTTAACTTTATAAAACTCTAGCTCTTTTTCTTTTAAAAGAGCTTTTTTTTGATAAGAAGTTGTTAAAAAGTAAGTTAAAACCGACGATAATGAAGCTATGACAGCAACTATTACGCTGTAGTAATTATCCATACAACCACCTAGACGAGATCCGCTAGATGATTATAGTAATATCACTTACCCTGTTGACCCTCTTTAATTAACATATATCTCTCACCAGTTTCTTTTGAAACCAAAGAAAAGCCATATGCAGCTGCTTCTTTCACGGCGTCATTAAAGGCGTCTTTGTCGGCTGGGTCCACTCCAGCTAAAGGAATTGTAATTCCAGCATATATGTCGATGTTTTCAAAGTTGCCAATATTAACCTTTCTGTTAACACCGCAAATAAAAACTGGACTTGAGGATACTGATATTTCTCCTGACACTAAATTTACCACCTGTTCTATTGGGGAGCCTAGACTCTCTTCTTGTGCACTTTTATTTATCTTGGGCATAGCTAACTAAACCAAACTTTTCTTTTATTAATGTTATTGTTTTAACCGCCTGATCCTCAACAGACATTGAAGAGGAATCAATTGTAGCATCTACGAGATGAGTAAAGTTGTCTATTTCTTTTTCTGACTTATGAGACAACTGTTCGTCTGTCATATATACGCCATCTCTTGAAAAGACTCTTTCTCTTCTGACTTCGTCTGAAGCCTCAAATAAAATTAACATACTATTGGGCAGTTTTAGTATTGACTCTGCCTCATTCTCAAAGCGTACATCAGATACTAAAACACAGTAAGGATTTGGAGTCTCATCTTCTTCCAGTGACTTAACGTAATCTCTACGAAGTTCGTATGCCTTTCTTACTCCCCATTTAGCAAAGCACTTGGGGTCATGGGCTCTACAGAGATCTCCTGCTTTTTGCAAAAATGATCTTGGTTTTGCCCCATTTAAATCTATTGGCTCCCTATTGATGTTGTCAACAAGGCTTATGAAGGAATAATAGTTTGGCATATCGCCAAGTGTCGAGTTGCCATAAAGATCATATAGTGTCTCATGAATTGCAAATAACTTTCTGGACTGAGAATTAGCTCCTTCTATTTTTGTTCTAATAGAAAGTAATTCATATAGTGGCATTGCAAAAAAGATATGATCCCAGTAAACACCTGATCTTACCTTGTCAAAGGATGCCTTTGGTACTATCGTTTCAGCTACTGAAGTCTTACCAGTTGCAGCTTTGCCAGCAAGGCCAACTACAATTGGATAGTCGGGATTGTACATTTTACTCATTTCATTATTGTATCATGTTCTTGAGATATTTCGCTCTTCTTCATCTCTAATTGATCTAGAAATTCATTAGCCAAAGAGTCTGGCTCCCAAACAAAAGCTCTAGGAACTTGTATTACTCTAAATTTATATTCTTCTTTTATATCCTGGATAGTCATTAAGAGAGGAACCAATGCAGCGTTTCTGCATCTCCATTTTCCGTTGATGTGATTAGCTACAACAGCAGAATCAGTGTAGATTATTGGATCAATTAAGTCAGACATAGAGCACATTAACAGCGCTGCTATAACGGCTTCATATTCTGCTTCATTGTTTGTTCTTGGACCCAAGCCTCTTGCAAATTGTGCTATCTTTTTTCTATTTTTGTAGACAACAACAGCACAAGCAGCTTCTCCAAACTTTTTTTGACCTTGCCCTCTAGAAGCCCCGTCACAAAAAACTTCTATATTCATACTTCAACATTACATCTAATGTTATTAGCCTCAGCAAAAGCTACGATTCTTTTTTCATTAGACTTAGAAATAACATGATGCGTAGCATTAAGTAGGTATCTCTTTTTTTCAAATTCAACTTGAGTTGGAAAATCTAAAGATTCTCTTGGTGATGAAAAAAATTCTTCAGGTGAAGATACGGATTTGTAATGTCCTATATACATAATTTAGTAGGTACTGAAGTCACTATCTGAATAGGACCCCTTCTCCTCTCTGTATGAAGCTATTTGCATAGACTGTACTTTATCTAATAATTTTCTAGCGGACTCTGATGCTATTCTAGCAGCGCCTTCCATAGACTCGGCAAGTTGAACAACTGACTCTGCAGTGATCATAGCTGTGTATTGCTCCTCTGCAGCTTCGAGAGCATTAGCCTCTCTCTCCGCTTCGTTCTTTCCAGTTCTATTAGACTTATATACCTTCTTGTATCTGCCCTCACATATTTTATAATATGCTCGAGCCATTCCTGCAAATCTAGTGACTCTACCGTAAACATTTGATGTTCTAGCCACCAAAGAAGCTAGGTCTGCAAGAGTCATATCAACAGCGTCTGATTCCGGTATATTAACAAAGTACTGTTCTGCTGATGAACCAGAGCCGTAGGCATTTAGTATTTCAGTAATTTGTGGACTTAAAAACTCTGATAGTAGTTCGTTAAGCTTTTCTATTGATTGAAGGTTCATTAATCTTCCAGTTTAAATATAGAGACCAAGTCTTCCATGTTGTTCTCTATTATAGCATCTCTAATCTTGATTTTCACTTTTGCAATATGATCTCTAACAGTGTTTGGATGCTCTGTTATTATCTGTGCAATTTCTGATGACTTCATATTATCAACATAACGCCACTTAATCAACTGTCTTTCTTGAACGGAAAGTTGATCATAGGGTGGGTGACAATCTTGACCTACAACCCATAGCTCATTAATCTCTTGGGTTCCAAGCATTTGGTCTATAGTGTACTCAACCGGAGGGGCCTTAAAGCCAGGTTGAGCTTCCTCGTCATCCTCAGAGTTATCATCGTCTGCAAGTAATGGGAAAGTTTTTCTACCAAGTTGATCAATCAAAAATGTATCTACGTTTTTCTTTAGCAAATAAAAGAAATAGCTGTATAAAAATCCGCTAAATGGAATTGGCCCCTTTTCTGAATCCCTTCTTTGATACCTTGTAATACACTGAAAGAAGGTCATGTTTACCGTCTGCCTTACATCTTCCTCATCCCCGTATCTTTTAGCCATATAAGTTATGCCGTCGCAAGCACTCGTTAACGTGCTTGTAGCCAGCTTGGTTTAATTGATTTTTCATCAAATTAAATCTTACAAAATTATCCTTGACAAAAAGAGACGTAAACCTCCTGATGTCATAATCAGATAAGTTGTACTTTCCATAATAAAGCATTGTGACATACTTGGTTAAAAAGTTATTAAAGACTTTTAGTAATTCGTATTGAGCACTGGACTGACCTTTTTTAGCTTTAGCTATAAGATCTTGCATTTCCTCTTCGCTCAAAGAGTAATATTGCTCTTTGTAAGACGCCATTATTTTCCTTCCCAGCAGGGTATTTTATCTGCATAAAAATTTCTTATGTCCTCGTAATAAACAACATTTGGTATTTCAATTTCTGCCGCGAATCTTTTTGCCTCTCCTGAGTACTTACTGATAATAAAAGTAAGCTTGCTAAATTCTTCTGCGTAATACCTTTTAAATCTTTTGAGTTTTATTTTACTCTTGTCATCCAAATAACCTTTTAGCTCAACCCACTCTGTTGACTTTTCGATATAAAAATCCGGAGTATAGGCTTTTGTTCCCTTCTTGATAGGAAAGGGAAATATGACTGGTTCAAAATCAAAACTAATCTTATATGCATTTAGGATTCTCGCAAAATTTGCTTCCCAATTTGACCTGAGATTCAAACCCAAATCAGGCCTGTATCCAGACTTGGTGTTTTTGTATGCGTTACCTTTTGTTGCTGTTGTTTTCTTAGTTTCCTCCTGTAGAATAGAGGAGTCCACATAGTCATTTTTCAGCTTAGAAAAATTAGGATGTTTTTTAAGTTTTGATCTCTCCAAAAAAAAGTTTTCTGGAGTTGTTATTTGGGGGTCCTTCATGGTAACCTCAAACTCTATTAGTTGTTATTAATATTATACTTTACAACAAATAAAAATACAAAAAAAATCCAACCTATAGGTTGCAAAACAAGGAGACAGATGGTAATATGACCACCATGAACACATTAAACACAATCATCAACAGCATCAGCCAGAACATCAACGAGACTGTCATCGAAAATCTTTCTCAGATTGGTTTCAGCCACAAGGAAGCTACAAAGCTTGTGGTTGAGGATAACTTCTCTATCGTTGACGACGCTATGGAGAATCCAGTAGAGTCATTCTGATTGAGCTTTTGAGCTTAAATATACTGGCCGGGGTTTATACCCCGGCTTTTATATTTTACCCATTCTTTTTAATCTGCTTACACCAGTAGGACAAGCTCTTGACTTTGCGTGGTCGCAAAAGGTGCAGTTTCTTTCGTTAGATGTAGGAAGAAAAGAGTTGTCTTCAACGACTTGATTTATCTTTTCCAATAAAGAAACTTTTACCTGTTCTATATCTTCTGCGGTAAAGGTATGTGCTTTTCTTCTACCAGATCTTAGGTAATAAAGCTCTGCTCTTATATCTTTTCCTGGAAAAGCCAGTGATACAGCAAGCGCATAAATACCTAGCTGTAGATTAGTGGGAACATCTTTTTGAGTTACTTCCCACTTACCGTGTTTTGTAGTCGATAATATTTATTGTATTTTCATCATAGATATCTATTCTATCTATAAAGCCATTGATCATATAATTGCCTATTACGAAGCTAAAACCAAATTCTTTATCATAAATATCAAAAGAATCTTCATAGTGCTTGTCATAGAATTCATTTAGAATTTCTGATCCAACAGAAATTAAATCTTCAGGTATATGACCAGTTGGGTCATAGCTTTCTTTTTGTTTTACATACTCTTTTTGCAACTCGTCTAAATTTAGCTCAGAATTATTATCTAAGCATTCTTCCAGTACGGAGTGAACAATGTTTCCAAGAACTGCTGCGTCGTTAAATGTTCTTGGTTCTTTTTGTATGTAGCTGTAAAAGTACTTAGCTGGACACATCTTGTAGGTGTCAAGCCTTGAATAGGAGAAGTCGTTAAGACTAAGTCTCTCCAATGGATCTAATTCATCTATAGATCTAATCTTAATTTTTGTCATTATTTCCTTCTGGATCGTAAATTAGATTTCCATCTTCGTCATATTCTCTTCCAAGCTGATCTAGCACATGACCATTAAACTTATTGAGATAGCAGCCTTCGCCAACTGGCATCCATCCAGTCTCGGCAATCTCCATGTGATCATCGTTATTAAATGATGACATCTTCGCCCCCTATTCTTAC